TCCTCCATCCCAATTTTTGATCGAATAAACACTATTTCCACCCGGATCATCGCCGATATCTAATTCAAGTTCTTTTATTTCGCTGTGCCTTTGATTTATTAATACTTCGATTCTGTTATATTTGCGTGAATTGACATTGACCTCCTCATTATTTGATATAACTCGTACTGTTGATTTATAGTTGAACCATTGCCATGAATAGGTATAATTGTAGTTTGTTCCGAAAAATGTTTGCGAAAAAATTCCATTTAGTGGATAAGTACCCGCAAACGGTTTCATTATTTCGTACAAATCGACATCCATTGATAAATTTCCATCTGTTGGCACTTCAGGGGTATTCCATTTTTCGATATAGGTAAAATTGCCAAGCCACTTACCCGGATCAGGATCATAACATATCACATCAACATAGGACAAAGACCCCTCCCATGTCATTTCTGAAAACAAGGGCTTGCCATCAGGATCAAATGATGTAAATGTCCTTTTGAGATAATTTGAAGCAACCTGTACTTTTACCTGAAAGCGGTAAAAATGTGCAACGGGCAGCCCGGTTCCGGTGGTGTCAATGCTGCGCAAATCAAACATTAATGTAATCTCCAATTTGGCGTTTCCCCGAATATCGATATAGGCTATATTGCTAATTTCTGTACTATCATCAAAATCCCATGACAATCCGGCTATTAAATTTTTTTGTGCCTGGATATTTTGACGGATGTATATTTTTTTGATCGGGTGGATGTATGACCAGGAACCATTTAGTATTAATAAATCATCCTGATTGATGATAATCGATTCGCTTTGCGTGGTTTGGGATAGAAAAGCGGATTTAGAGTATCTGTACGTATCCCATCCTGTATATTGATAATTGCGCTTGTTCACAATGAAATACAGGCCATCTTTCATGTACATCTCGCAATTCATGGCGCTTAGTATCTCCCTAACTACATCGCCGCATGATTTGAATTCGGCAGCTGTAATTTCTGTTTTTTTGACCGTAATGGTGATGTCATCCAGCGGATCAGGTAGATCAACAATTACTAATTCCTCATGCTCTGTCTCCTCATAATCCGTGAATGCCCGATGGCTTAAATAAGCCTGTGACATGGCATCCTCTGTTGTAACGTGATTGGCTTCAAAATAGGCGCTACCAACTGAAAACATAGCTTCCCCGGCTGTAAACAATTCATCTAAATAAGCGCTGGCAAATGCCTGCTGAATGTGACCGATCATGCTATATGTTCCGACTAATACGGTTTCGTCTGTATTGCGGTATTCATAATTATCTAGCGTGGCAAGCCCATCGGATGCAGTTAATGTTACCTCATAGGGGTAATCCCTATTTTCAAAAATTATCTCTTTGTATTGAAGGTATCCCCGAAATAATAGCTGATATCCCCCCAAATCTCTATATAATTTAATCATATAATCCTGTGGCGCTGCGGTGGCGAGGCCGTACAACCAGGATTGATCCGAGCTATTTTCAATCAAAAATGAGATGGATATACTTTTTGATCGTATTGGCTCATATATGTCTGTCGGCGAATCAAAATCAATCGTGCCATTAGTGACACGGCGCTCATTTCCTGTATCAAATCCGGCTAATTCTATTATCTCGGCTTTGTAATTCCTGGCAACGGCACTTTTTTTGTGTGCAGAATCAAAATACAATGTATAGGTGATTCCCGCCATTCTTTATGCGTATTTTATGCCCCGGCGGTTGGCGGTTTGTTGGTTTCTTTCAAATAGTATAACCAAATCCCGACCCCTTATGCGCACCTCCGGCGTAATTCCCGCAGCACTACCGGACAGCATCGTATGAAGTTTTGATAGTGGCGCTATTACCTCCGGGTCATGGCGGGCGTTTGGATTATCTCCCACCATTGCAAAAGAAGGACCGAAAGCCAATCCACCTTGCGCCAATGCAGGTACTTTGATTTTCCCTAAAAGAGCATTGAACATAGCGCTCGCAGCTACACCCGCACCCGCTGCGGCTGCTAATGCAAATGGGCCTGTGATAGCGAAAGTTTGGAGCGTTCTACTAACGTAAGCGAAAACGCCTTCATATATTTTGGCTCTGATAAAATCCTGGGCAGCTTTTAATGCCGCTTTTCCAAGCGTTGAGAAACTAGCCTCGGCACTTAATGCTAATGATTTTAAACTATCTTTTAATGTTGTTAATACTTGCTCTAATGTTAGAATTTGATCAGCGATAGGCAGCGTACTTGATCCGAGGGATGGCAATGACCGTTCTGCCAAAAATGATATTTCCTGATTTAGCGCAGCAATTTGATCGGTCAGCATTTGGTATTCCTCCAAATTCGTTGTGCTATCCGCTTTCGATTGAAGTCCGGATCGACGTGACGTTAATTCCCCTAATCGTACATTTGGATTGTCTACCCCTTTTAATGGTAATGTTCCGATTGAGGCAAGCGGCTTTGCATTAAAAGCCCTTTCCGCCACCCTTAATACCTTGTCGTATATTGTAACAAATTGCTTTTTTATTTTATCAGCTTTCTTCTCAATTTGCTCCGGTACTTTTCCAACCCCATTTTCAAGGGCATTGGCTATGGTCTTAGCCATATTATCCGAAAATTCAGTAATTTCCGTCGACTGTTCCGGCATTTTAAAATCAAATAACTTATCCAATCCCAAAGCAGACTGAATACTCTCTCCTACCGTTTTTAAACCTCGGTCTTCCTTGCTGTGTCCTCCAAATTTGCTCCACTGAAATGTCCTTTTAAATCCTTCTACAGATTTCAATGATTTTTTAAGTGTATCCCAGTTTTGACTTACGTACAAAATAGCTCCAGCAAGTGCTAAAAATGCAGCTGTCGTCAATCCTACCGGAGTGAGTAAAAATCTGACCCCTGTTAATGTAGCGCTAAGTCCGGAGCTTAATTTACCGATGGCAATCAATACAGGCCCGATGGCAGCGGCAAATAATCCCCACTTTATAATTGACTTTTTTAATTCTGGATCAAGCATCACGAATTTTTGTACAATAGCGTTCACCTTTGTAATAAATGCCGTGAATGCGGGTAGTACCAGCTCACCAAATCCGATAGCCAGCTCTTTTAATCTCTCCTGAAATATGCGCATTTGATTAGCGGCCCCCATTTGTGTTCTCACAAAATCACCCTGCGAATTAGTGGTGTGGTCTAATATAAAAGCATATCGCAGATTTATTTTTTGGGCTGATGTCATATCCTTTATATTCTGCTGAATACCTTTTGACAGCGCATAGGCCCGCAACTCGCTATCAAGCATAGATATCCCCAACCTTTTTAGGCTTTCTGTCTCTCCTGTAAACACGCCCGTTAAAGCTGTCTGCGATTGCTCAATAGATATATTTTTCAAAGAAGCTAAATCGCCCGACAACCTTACTAAATTCATCGATAGATCAGCTGCCTGTTCCGTTGTCAATCCCATTGATGTGGCCATATCCCCAAATGTGGCGGCCATGTCCAGGGCCGTACTGCTTGCAAGTCCAAAGCTGTCTATACTTGTTTTCGCAAAATCATTGACCCTTTTGGCTGAATCTTTAAATACTACGGCTACCTTGTTTCTTGTCTCCTCCATGTCGGATGCCATTTTTATGGCAGCTCCTCCGATAGCTACAATTGGCAATGTTACTGATGTAGATAATGTGCGGCCTATCCCTTCGATATTTCGCTGAAATTTCTTTAACTTACTTTCCAGTCCGGATAATTCTTTATCCCAGCCCTGAAGGCGGGCAGCGATAACTACATTAAGTTGTTGAATTGTTGCCATTTGCTTTTAATATTTCTCCTCCAAATGTCATTTGTACATCAATTTTATCCCGCTTTGCGATCCTTTCAAGCATGGCTTGAATTTCTTCTTTCTTTTGTACCCGCGCGGGCTTTTCCGTATCCCAATCAAAGCGAATCAACTCATGTGGCTTTATTGTTGTTCCTTTTTTCAGATGGGGTTGGATTGTTATCATTCCGAGCCATCTGATTTGTTCCCATGTGCGAATCGTTTCATTTTTTTGAATTTCCCGCACATATTCCATTGTTTTAAATAATGTGCGTGGTGTCATATTCCAAAAATCCCGGCTTGATCCTCCCACCTCGGCCAGATACATCGCATGAAGGTCATTGACCGTCAGCGATGTAACCGGGTTTACTTCTTCCGAGGCGTTGACTTTTTTTCTGGGTCAGATTCGATCGGCATAAAATAGCCCACTCCCTTAATCACTACATCCATATCCATTCCTACCAAATCGGCTATATCGTCATCAGTCAGATCGCAATCCATTTTTTTACGTTTATGGCCGTATCGTATCATCGCCGCAAACAACCGAAGGAATCCAGCCGGACTTGCTAAATATCCGGGCAAATCAGATACACTTATCATCTGCTCCATGCAGAAATCATCCAGCGCCAGGATATTAAATGACATCGGAAGATTCAACCCGCCAATGTTAATTTCATGAATTCCGGTTTTAACTTTCATCGATTACGCATTTGTTCCGGCGGTAATTAGCCCTGTTCCCTGGAATGTGAATGAATATCCCGCATTTTCGCCTCCTCCACCAGATGAAGTAAGTGAAACGGTCGAAAGTAGCGCCGTACCTTCGTATTTTGTGTCTCCGGATACTGCGGTCGAAAAACGTAATGTAGGTGTGGCGGTTCCGGCGATCAGAATAGTCATTAATTCATCCCCGCCCTGGGCCGCATCCATAGCATATAGTCCAGACCCGCTTATTGACCATCTAAAATTGGAGTACTTATAATCTACCCCGCCGGATGTGTCTTTACATAATACTTCACGCAAATCCCTGGAGGCTTCCAGGGTGGCATCGGTGGCACATGATATGGCTGTGCCATCGATGAAAACTGTCAGATCTTTGACATCAATTACTCCTGCTGTTGCCATTTTTTGGTTTGTTTTTGTTTGTTATTCAAAATGATTTATAGCTTTTCCTTTTTCGGTTTTCTTTTTATTTTAATAGGTTCCGGCAAAATAGGTACATTGGCGGGTGCTTCGCTATATTCGGCAAATACGGCATCCGGGTCGGGCGATGGCCATGACCACCAGATATAGACTTTATCACCATGCTTTTGCAAAAGCTCTAACGCCTTTTCTTTAGTACATCGCACCAACCGCCCCGGCGTTAATACTTTTCCTGTATCGTATGTGATTGTTTCTTTAATTAAGACTCTCATGCGACCTTTTTAATTTTTTGATTAATGAGGGATTTCAAATCAGATACGATACCTTTATAAATTGCATCACGGGTATCCGCCCATGCGCTATCTCTCCATGATGTATTTTTTAAAAATGTAGCATAATAGCCATCAAATCGGCCAGTACCCGGCCCAAATTCTTTGCCAGATGACCCAAATCCCCGACGGGATCGCTTCGGCCCTATAACTAACACTTTTTTATTTTTTGTAGGAACGACTCCAATTGATCCTGCCAGGTTTCCGGGGTGATATGTTGCTATCTTAACCCCGTATCCCTTTGGCGCCTTTAATCGCCCTGATAGTTTTGGCGTATTGTATCTGTGGTGTTTCCGGCGTGATTTAGGCGCTTTTTCTTTGGCGGCTTTTCGATAGGGAGTCGCGTTTTTAATTAAGATTTTGCGCAATTGCGCATCATTCATAGATGATGATAAATGTCGCATTTGCTGAATTAATTCAAATATCTGACCGTCATATAATGTTAATGCAACATTATTTGATGATCCTGTGCTAACTCCCCCTATTGTCTGGTTTATGCGAGCCATACTTTTACTCCAAATTTTAAAGGGATCATATATAAATTTTCATCTGCGGAATATACTTTCGGCAATTGTGACAGAAATTGTATGCGGCTTACGGTGTAACCGGACACGGTTTGTTGTGGCCGATTGTCAAGTGCTGTGCGCACTTCTCTGGCGATGTCGTCAGCTTCATCGGGATCATCAGCCACTATGTTGATCTCAATTTCAATATTATCAATTTTGGTTGCATTTCCTTTTGTATCCACCGGGGTGACGGATTTCCGAAATGCAATTGCTGGCGCTCCCTGATCCTGGTCAATAGTGACCGGATATATTTTTGTTCCGACCAGTGCAGTAACGGCGGCTGTACCGGATAGGATGGTGTATATGATAGCGTTATAATTCATGATCTTGGTTCGGTGTATAATGTTCGGATATTCAAATAAAGCCTACGCCCGACCTCCTGCACTCCTTCGACATCATACCGGATTCCGTTGTCATCAATTTGCCATGATGGCTTTACATCGCTTCTATATCTGACTGTGAATGTGACATAAGCGGATGAAGTTTCTTGATAGTTTTTCTCATCCTCCGACGGCACCCCATCAACCCGATATGCAAAGTCAGTTCCCGCCGATACAAATGTGATATCTGCGTGGCCTGTCACCGACCGGGCAATTGATGGCGAATAAAAAGTTATTGGCCTATCAAGCATACCACTATCAATTTTTGAATAAAGCCCAGTATGATCTATCTGATTCCTCATGGTATATGATTATTGAAGCGGCGCACAATTCGATCGATAGCAGAAACTTTATCCCGCACAGGATTATCCCTGTGCTGATACATATCAGCGACCATATAGCGGATAGCTTGTCTAATATCTGACGGCAAATCCGATGCCTGGTATCCCATCACCATAATTATAACAATTGGCCTGGGTCGATCATCGTATAAATCCGGAAATGTATATTCCGGGCGAAATCGGATACGTGGTACACGTCCAAAATTGTCAAGGGTATAATCCGATGCGGATACAGTTTGTGATGCGTTGTCTGTATCATAATAGCTTATAGATGTTATTGACCTAACAGGTCGGGCATCTAAATCAATGCAAGACATCCAACTATCCATGTAAACAGTTCCAGCGGCTTGGCGCAGTACTGTTCCGGTGCGGTTTTCAAATTCGGATACGGCATCCTCAATTTAATCATCTATCATATCATCATGATCCGTATGATAGACGTTTAAGTATGTCTTAGCTTCTGCACGGCTTATCGGCAAGCCAGTAGTAAGACGGGATGACAAATGTACCGTTTGCATTATTTTGTTTTGGCCGATCTTCTAAATTGTTTGTCAGTATGTTTTTTTATATCCTTATCAGGCGCATCCGGCATAAAATATCCCGACTCGATCAAGTCTTCAATTACATCTGCGTCAAGGTGTTTTAAGTCGGCCCTATCGCCAGTACTATAACCGAGGCGATATACTCCGGTTGGTGATTTTAAAAATGTTCCTTTCATTTTTATTTTCTTTTGTGGTAAAGGGCGGCGGCTGTTGCCGCCTTCCCTCCTACCGAAACCCTGAAAAAACTATCTTGCTTACTGTGCTTTTTTATACGTGCAACCCGTCACGGCTTGAGTGCTTTGCGTTCCTGTAGATATTATGCGCAATCGTGCATTATATCCATTTAATGTGCATGAAATAGCGTTAAATGTACCCGTAGTTAAAGCA